AGAAATATTATTAGCGATAAGGGTGAGCGAAGAAAGTGACTGAGCAGTTTATAATCAAATCAAGTTTAAAAGATAACTACAGCATTGTACCTAACAACCTAATTAATGATGAGGGAATAGATGCTGATTGCCTGGCAGTATTATTATATCTTTTGTCAAAGCCAACTCACTGGATGGTTAAACCTTCTAATATTCAAAATAGATTTAAGTATGGCAAAGATAAAACCTACCGAATTATTAACAAATTAATTCAAAGAAGTTATATCAAACGAGAAGAATTACGTGAGGTCGGACAATACGCTAGTTTTACTTATTACGTCTATGATTCACCATTTCCTTGTTTACCGGAAACGGCTGAACCGGATACGGCAAATAAGGACACTACTAAGTACTTAAAGATACTAAGTAAAGAAAGTACTAATGGCGAACCATTAGAAAATGGCTCTCCACCTAAACCAATTAATGAGTGGCAGTATTATAAAAACTGTTTGGCAGGTTACACAAGTTACAAAGATGGTGAAGCTATTATTGGACAGCTATTAGTTAAAGCCAGAGGTGCAGGTTATAAAATCAAAGAAGAAAAAGATAAGCTAGTGTTGTCTGTTTTAGAAAAGGGATTACAAAAAAAGCCAGAGGGTAATGTTAGGGCTTATCTATTTAGCATCTTTAATAGCATAACCAAAGAGATGGCTACTGCTGCAATACATGATCCAGAACGAACTAAATGGGAAGCCAGAGCAAGAGCCTACGACATGGGTAAAGGTAATTGGATATTTAAAAACTGTCCTAATCCTAATGATCCAGAGTTCAAGCATCATTGTCCACTTAAATACCTCAACTTATTTGGAGTTAACTAATGGCTGAATATAGTGCTGTTGAAATAGCTGATCGGTTTGAAGAAATGGCTGATGTATTAAAGAGGATGCCACCAGTCATTAGAAAGCAAAAGATGGTGCATTGGCCAGATTATCCTAATGATCCTAACCAGGCATATGGCTATAATGATTATACAATCTCAAGACCAAAGCCAAGTGGTGAACAAATAGATCGATGCGATCAGTCATTGTTGTGGTTGTTGTATCTTAACAAGCAGCAGAAGGAATTGATTTGGGCTAGAGCGTCTAAGTTTAGTTGGCGAAAGATAGCAGCTATGATGGGATGTAATAAAGATACAGCAAAGCTAAAGTGGACAGTTATCCTAATGGAGTTAATCGAAAAGCTAAGAGCAGAATTATAATGGGCGAGTATGAGTGTTGGGATTGCAATGATAAATTCCATTTAGAAGAACCACCATATGATGGCAGGGCAATATGTGACAAATGTAGGCAGGAATACAAAGATGAACAGAGATCACAATGACTGAAGGCTATGTAACACAATGTAATTCATGTAAGTGCGTTTATGTCATGGATGAGAAATACTGGGCTAGTTTTATATGTTACGTTTGTAAAACCTTCATACATAATAAGGAAAAGAAAGATGGGTGAATATTTATTTTTTGTACCCTCTAGACAAGCCAGACAGAATATGAGTATATTTTTTATATACTGCATATCTTCTTGTTTATTTGTTCTTTTTCCTAACCGATCACATAGACTTTGAAGATAGGCAGTTTTTTATTATGAGAAAGAATCAAGCTAAACCAGGTGTTAATTGGGCTGAGATAGAAGCTAAGTTTAACAATGGACAATCAGCTTACTCAATAGCAAATGATTATGATGTAACAAGGCAATCCATTACTAAGAGGGCTAGTAAAGAAGGATGGGGCATTGTTAAGCATAAGGTTAAGTTAGCAAGGGAAGTTATTAAAGCGACAACCAATGCGACAACCAAAGATGGGAAAGAACGACAACCGACAACCATTTCGGTAACCAAGCCGTTGCACGTTCAAAGATTTGATAAAGATACTGTTGAGACAAGGGAAGCAATCCTAGCGTTACTAAGGGATGGGAATCCTAAAGTGATAGCAGCACAGGCGAGTGGGATAAGTGTTGATACGTTTAATAGATGGGTGCAGAAAGACTCGATGTTTGCCAGTTTGGTACGAGAAGCCGAAAGCGTGGCTGTGGTTTCTAGGCTGCAAAACATCCAAAAAGCAGGAGATCGTGGCGATTGGAAGGCTGATTCCTGGTACTTAGAGCGTACTCAGCGTGAGATATTCGGCAGTAATGAGACAAAGAGCAACGCTCTAGCAGTACAGATTAACATACACAGAGACAGCGATACAGAGACTGTAACGATTAAACCAACTGGTACTAAACCAACTAGCCAAGATGATTAAACTGTTAGTGAGTAAGGGTTACAGATTAGCTACAGACTATTTCAGACTATTTCGATAATATATGGCCCCCAGTACCAAGCCCCACAGGCACAACTTTTTCGAAGGCGAAGGCGATACACACACACGCACCCCTTCACACAAAAAACAAAAACCACAGGTTGCACAACGAATAGGAGAAGGTCGCTTAGTTGGTTAGTCATGTATAAGCCACGAGATTAAATTAAAAATATACAAGAAGCATTAGATATCGATTTGGTTGATGGCATTATTTGAGGTGAGAAGTCGGACAAATTTTAGCAGTATATTGGTATACCAGCCTTCTCCTTATAAAAAAACAAACAACACAGGTTGTCGCTTAGTTGTCGTAAACCAAAAAAAACAAATTCTCAGGTTGTCGACAACCAATAGGTAACCATAAATGTCTAAGAAGATAATAAAACTAGAATACGACCCACAACCTAAACAGCAGTTATTGCACAAGTGTAAAGCCAAGCAGATATTATTTGGTGGAGCAGCAGGAGGTGGTAAGAGCCATTCTGGTCGTTGGGATGTAATTGGGTTCTGCTTAGAGAATCCTGGTTTAAATGCCTTTATATTTCGTAGGTCGCTGCCTGAGTTGGATAGTAATCATATTCAGCCCTTAAAGAAGGAATTGCCTTTAGCGTTAGGCACGTTTAACGAAACCAGAAAGAGGTATGAATTTTACAATGGCAGTTCTATTCAGTTTCAGTATTTGGAGCGAGATAGTGACTGTGATCGTATTCAAGGAACTGAGATACATATAGCGTTAGTTGATGAAGCAGGTCAGATGACGGCTTATCAGCTTGGGTATATTAAGAGTCGAATGAGGTTAGGATCATTTGAGCCAAAGCAAGTAGGATTTTTGCCACGATTAGTAATGACAGCTAATCCAGGTGGACAGAGCCATAACTTTTTAAAGGCTTTGTATATTGATCCATCACCTGCTGAGACTTATTTTTACGATCATACAATGCGTGACCCAAATAATCCAAAGGATAAGGGTTGGCTGAGTATGTATATACCTGCAAAGATGACTGACAATAAATACATTGATCCTAGTTACGCTAGTTCATTTAGTGGATTGCCAGAAGAATTAGGCAGGGCTTTGCGAGAGGGTGATTGGGATTTAGTTGTTGGCTCTTTCTTTGGTGATATTTGGAAAAGAGATTTACACGTTATCAAGCCATTTGACATTCCACAGCATTGGACAAGGTTTAGATCGTTTGACTGGGGATCGGCATCGCCATTTAGCGTTGGTTGGTGGGCAGTAGCTGAAGGGCATGAAACTATACCAGATAACGCATTGGTTAGGTATCGTGAATGGTATGGAGCAGCAGGGCCGAATAGAGGTTTAAGAATGACGGCTGAAGAAGTTGGTAGTGGTATTCGTGCAAGAGAACGTGGCGAAAAAATAAATTTTGGTGTTGGTGATCCGTCAATATGGAAGTTTGATGGAGGCCCGTCAATAGGAGAGAGATTAGGTAAGTTAGGCGTAAGATTTAGAAGGGCTGATAATTCCAGAGTTGCAGGATGGGATCAGGTAAGGCAAAGGCTAATTGGCGATGATGGAGTTCCTATGATGTATTTCTTTAAGAGCTGTATTGATACCATTAGGACATTACCAGTTTTGACCCACGATAAACATCGAATGGAAGATATTAATACGACTGAGGAAGATCACGCTGCTGACGAAATTCGTTACGCTTGCATGTCAAGACCATTTACAAGAAAAGCCCCAGAGATAGATGAGGATATTTGGCGAAAGCCGACCATCGATGAAATGATGAGTGGTTTGGATAAAACAAGCCGACCAAGTTCGTGGAGATTTTAATTGGATTATAAATTTGACAGAGAGCCTACGAAAAAGGCTGATAGGGCTGCGTATTGGAACAACCAGATTCTGAACGCTCGTAAGTTTGAGGAAACCTGGCGAGAACGTGCTAGTGGTATAGTTCAAAGATACAGAGATGATAACGTCAATCGGTTTGAACGTGAATCGAGAATGAACATATTTCATTCCAATATTGATACGTTAAAGTCGGCTTTATATTTTAAAACACCAAAGCCACGAGTAACCAGACGATTTAAAACTGATGACCCTATTGGTAAAACCATAGCAATGGTTATGGAACGTGGCTTACAGTATCAGTTAGATTTTTATGATTTTGATGGAACAATTAAAAAAGCCA